AATCCCCACAATAACATGAATACCACTTTGTGTTGGTAATGTTGAATATTCTAATTTAGCTTTTTTTAATGCTGATTCAATTTCTTTATTATCAGATGTAATTTCTAATTGATGTATTCCTGCGGCTTTTAAACCAATATTGAAATGTTTTAAACTATCTACAAAATCGTGTTTATTATCTGAAGAAAATATAAGGCTATCCGCTGTACCGTCTTTATGATTGTCAATAAATAATAAACTGTTATTATGTCTAAGTACCCTATAATTAGGCTGTTGCGTCATTTTTAAAATGGCGGCATACGCTTTTTTTGGGTTCATTTCTTTTCTATATTTTTTAACATCTTCTGCAATAATGTCATATTCACTCATACGATTTTTATTGACGTGAGAAAGCCCACCCATAGGTGCCACACTTGATAGAGGAGCGTTATTTGTTATCATATATTCTGTATCTACTAATGCAAAAAATGAGGTATTTTCGCCCTAAATTAATGACTTTTTCCGTTAATAATTAATGTCACTTCGTTAGCCCAATCTTGCCAGTTATCAAATGAATCTGGTGTTGGAACTGGAAATGCTGAGAATGTAAATGTACTAGCAATAACAGAAGCAGTATCTTTCCAATTTTCTTCTGTATTATAGGGTACGTTTAATTGACCATAATATATAATAAAATTACCATTCCAATCTTCCCAAGATGAATAATCTGGAACAAACGGAAAGAACTGTTGGTTGTTTTTATTAACATAAAGCGTCATGGTCGCTCGTCGCCGTATTCAGCAGTAATTAACAAACGACCCATTTCATAGTTACCATTAAGTTCATTAGATTCAAATTTCAATCTAATTAAACGATGCTCAACACGTAAATCGATTTTGTCTGTATCTGGATTAAAATAATATGGCCCAGAATCTTCTTGCATTGCACCATTAGCAAACTTACGACCTAATATGGTCATTGACATTGTGCCAGTTTGTAAGAAGTTAGGTTCAATACGTCTTAAATGCATACGACGGTTTATACCAACTAATCCATCTTGACTTGGGTTACCTGTTAACCAACTAATATCACTAGTTGTAATGCTAGAATACACAGCAACTTCGCCATTTAAATTCACTTGGTTTTGACCAAACTCATGTTGCCAAATAGCATATCCATTAGTCTGTTGATATACCAAAGAACCAATTGGTACAGTACTAGATGTTGCCCCAGTAAATGTCACTAATGTAACACCTGGTGCACCAATAGTTGAGTTAATAGTAAAAACAGATGTGCTTACTTGGAATGTTTGGCTTGATGTAGCTGATAAAGAAAATGTTAAAACACTTCCTGGTGAGAATACAGAAGTCACATCTCCAGAAATATACATCTGGTTATTGGATGGTGCTGGTAAACTAGCTGGATTTGTTATAACAGTATAGGGAGCACTAAATGATGGATTATAATTCCAATCCGCCCATATTGGTGTTGGGAACAATTCAGTAGTGTATCCACAAGAACGTTGAGCTCCAGTTGCTTGTCCAGCATCATACCAAAGCTTATCTTTTACATTATAAATAATAGCATCAGTACATTCTGTAGCCGTGCCTCTAGGATAAAAGAACCAAATCTCATTGTATCTTGGCACTTTAGTTGCCCAGACTTTTTGACGTTGTGTATAATTAAGGTTGTCAAATAGGTAGTTTACGTTCTTATCATTTGGCACTACCACAACGCTACCATTATAAGCATAGAAGCGATCAACACCCATCCAAAAATACACGCCATCCATCTCTACCACCGAGTTTGATGACATGATGGAGATTTGGCTAGAAATAATATCGTAGTTCCAGAACTGACTTGTTGTTGCTGTAGAAGAAGCTGAAGAGTTAAATGAAACACGAATTAAACTATCTGTTGCCCAGAATAAGCCAGCTGGTGCGTTTGTACCACCACGCATTGGCATGCCCTTAACAATCTTAGAAGCAGATACGTTAGTTTGGTTGGCTAATGGGCCATTCCAATCATAAAAGTTTTGCTGGGAATATGTGCTACTAACGTTATTGTTTGCGATATAGCCATGTGAACCATACACAAAAATAAATGGATATAGCACACAAACGCCACCATCTACGCTAATAGGTTGATATGTTGGGTTTTGTCCAGAACTATCTGCTAATCCACTAAATGTCCAAGTGTTTCCAGAAATTGGCGTAATGTTACCAGCTATTACCTGTGAAGGAACGCCGTTATCAATATCAACTAAATTATATCCAGGATGAGCAAATACTTGTAATTGTCCACCTAAAGGACTAAATTGAGAATCAAACTGCCAAGTAACACGATATGGTCCTAATGCTGGGTCTGGTGTAAATACAGGACTATTTGCTATCCAAGCTTGAGTTGATGATGGTATAGCACCACTAAACCCAACTACAACACCAGAATAGCCAGAATATCCAGAACCAGACCAACCAGAATAGGACACGCTGGTTGATGTATAAACTGTTGCAGTACCAGACTGACCAAAAATAAATTTAGTACCAACGGGGAAGTATTGTGTTGCTGTGGTTGGTGACGATACATAACCAGATATACCAGAGTAACCGGATATAAACATCTGGTTACCAGATGTGCCCACTGTTAATGGAACTTGTCCTGGCAATATATTAGCAGCAAAAGGACCACTACCAACACCATAGTTAATACCACAATTAAATACGTCTAATTCTTTGTAGTTACCAGCAAAGATATAATTAACACCGTTGTACGGTTGTGAAATTAAACCTCTATAAATGCCTGTATTACTAGTAAATAAAGTACGATAGCCACCTATCTTTTTTGGGTCGCCACGCTGGAAACGACACCATACGCCGTCGGTGTATTGGTCATTTTGGAATTGAGTACCATCACGTTTAATCCCAGCCGGTATTGCTAGGCTATAGATTGTAGTATATTGTGAGGTATCTTGTTGTTGATTGTCAGATGCCATTTAAAACGTTCCACCACTAATAATCGTTGCGTTTACTTGACCCTTTATGGTGGTAATTGGCAAAGATAAATTAGTAGCGTTAATGTCAATAATTTCTGTGCCGTTTGCCGCCAATCCTAAAATGCTAGTACCAACTAAATACATACCAGTATTATTGTCATTTAAAAATGAGTATGGGGGTGCTGAAGCAGTACCATTAATTGCTTTAAATGAAGATGATGAAGATGAATTTAACACATATAAAAAAGCACCGTCACTTAATAATGTATAAGTTTGTCCTATAGGTAGAGCAAGCGGTGATTGACTACTTCCTTGATTTTGGAAAGTAATGACATCATTTACATTAGTACAGTTATTTACCATGACATACAATTGAGTAATAGCTGGTAAAGTTACTGCTAATGTGGAACTTCGTGTGCCAGATTGGGACACATATGTTTGGATAATAGGTGCGTTTGAAACTAAGTTTAAAGTACCACCAGAGATAGCATCAACATCATATGTTGCGGATGTAAATACTACGTTATTAGGCGTTACCCAACCAACAGTAATGAATGCATTTGAACTATAATCAAAAAATATAAATCCAGAGTCACCTGGGTTTGTATTGATAGATGTCTTACCATTAATAGTTTGCGGTGATGTTGGTGTAAATGTTAATGTACCAGAACCACTATTTCTAAATGCAATGTACCAACCAGAAGATAAACTTGAAACAGAAGGTAAAGGAATATTACCAACTCCTCCAACCCAGTTATAAGTTATAGCACGACTTAAGTTTGTAATCGTCGGTGCTACGGAAACATCAACAATGTTTTGTGTGGTTGCTAATTGGCCATTAACTGTAGTTAATCCAGCACCAGCCAATGAAGCAGCATCCGCAGAAGATGTTCCAGCACCAAATGTTACGTTGCCCCATGTACCAGCGGGTGTTGTATTATTCTGTAAATAAAAATATTTAGATATACCAGCGGCTATGGTAACAGAATTACCGCCTAAAAAATCTTCTACAACAAATGAATTAGTACCAATATTACGGAACAAAATATCGGCACCAACAGTGCCTTGGTCTGCTTCTGGTAAATTTAATGCTAGTCCAGTCGTTGTAGCAGTACAATCAATAATACGAGTTGCTGGAGTTTGACCAATACCTTGATTAACAATCGCTGGCCAATATAGTTGCGTAGTAACACCAAATGAAAGGGATGAATAAGATACATCCGTTGGAGTTACAACGGTTCCTGTAAATGGTGAAGTGTAAATTGGAGTAGTCATATATTAAGGTTCCTGAATCGTAGTATTGCGATCTATACGACGTGCATCGTCTTCTTTCTTCAACGCCGTAATTGCATCAGTGTAATATTGTTTCCAAACAGGTAACTTATCTAACGCTTTTAAATAACCTTGTGCTTGTAATAATGCACCATACAACATTGCTTGTGGTGCAATTGCAGTCCATAAATTCTGTTGATTAGTTTCATCTAAAGGTTGTATTTCAGCATAATAGATGATTTCTACTGGATAAGATTGGTTTGGAGCTGGTGCAAAATTCCAATTATTATAATCATAATCTGCATAATATAACGGCTGACCGCCAGATGATTCAGACAAATACATAGACACGTAATCTTGACTGCGTAATAGTACTGGCTGACCATTAACCTTCATAGACACAGTTTTACGCCAACGTGCTGGTTTATTTAATATTGTTTGATTAGTAGCTAAACTCGTTTCTACAACAATCAATTGCATGTATGTTTTTAATTCAGCTGCAATTGATGATTCAGCTAATGCTATAAGATTAGGAATCTGAGCAATAAAGTCAGGATCATCACGCTCCATATATTGCTGGATGTTCAACACCAGCGAATCGTAGGTCATTATTACGCTCATCTTGTGTAGTAACTTATATTAGGTTGGAAATAAATAGGTGACTTATCACGGTCTTCTTCACTAGCTTGTAGGAATGCTTTTTCTGCTTGTCCTTCTAAGTATGTAATTCGTGTCATATCTACGCCAGGTAATTGTAATGACATTGAGTGTGATAATTGTTTTTGTATACAATTAATCCATCTATCTGGTACGTATATTTGATTCGTTAATGAACCAACGTCTTGCATTTGTACCTCAACAATCAATTGAAACATTTGATAAGGATTGTTTGGTACTGGCCATAAGTACATAGAAGGCTCAATTGTTCTGTCGAACCAATATTGTAAAGAACGTACAGATGGGAATTGTTTGTTTGGTAAGTTCCAATAATCGTCACGATTTAGTCGTGCTAGTGGAATAACTTGTTGACTTGTTGAGAATACAATTTGACG